GTTCTTCTACGATCAACGCACCAAGACATACAACATCTTTAACAACGCCATTGGTACACGCCAGTCCCGCAACTTTGTTGTTATGCCTTTCCAATCTATTGACGGTGACTTAGTTAAGTTGACTACATTAAATGTCAACAAGAACCGTGATATCCCTATGCCTGTACTTTGGGTTCACGATTCCATTATCTCATCACCCTTAAGTGGATTATTATATCGTAACACTTACAACAACATTTCAATTCCAGCGGCTATCCCTCAGATTGCTAAATTCGGTTCTAAGCTACAACAAGTAGTTAATGAAGCTGAAGCTACAACAATCGATGGTGTCATGGCTCGTGGTAAACCAGTTAGTATTGGTTCTCAAGGTGACTATCCAGCAATGGGTGCTTACTTTGATGAGCAATATGACCGTGTACAAGACAACGGTTCTTACAAAGATATCTTCTTAAAACGTAATAACAATAACGTTACTAAGTGGATTGAATACCAGACACGTACAAACGTTATGCTCAAAGAAGCTAAAGAAGCTGGCTGGAAAAAACCTGGATCTATCCCTGATACTGACTCCATGAATGGTGAGTACATTCGTGCCCACCTTGCAGTAACACCCGCACAATTCAAGAAGCTAGCGAGCCTTTCTAAAGAGATGCTACAACTAGACGGTAAGCAGAATAAGCTTAAACGATTTGTAGATGGTTTTGCAGGTAGAGTAAATAAAACAGCAGCCACCTTAATGACTGCTGCTAAAGAAAACGGTAACGGTATTGGTCAAATGACATACGGCGCTACGGGTGAAATGGGGGATATCTCTAAGAGTATCCCTAACAAGCCTACAGAAATGCAAGTGCGTAAGCCAGTTAACTTGGAAGCAGATGTGTTCAAGGCTTATAATCAACCTAAAGAAGTTGTAGAGCCTAAGTTCGGTATTGGTAACGAAAACAAATCTAGTTTAACAGTAGCAGGTATTCAACCCTACATTAAGAGTAATAACTTACTTATGTTAAAGAGTATACTTCGTAATCCAAGAACTCCACAAGATGTACAAGATGCAATCAATGCACACTTAAATAAGTAAATAAAAACCCCTACTAGGATTATTCCTAATAGGGGTTATTTTTTTTTTATTCAGTAGAATAAGATTTTACACGAGCACGAGCATCGTTTGCTAATTGATCAGCCAAAGAAAGAGCACTATCACTATCCATACCACGAGAGATGTAACCATCGTAATTTTCCCGATGCATAGCGTTAATAGCAGCTTCATTAATAGCTGGAGTACCAGCAAGTTTAGGGTCAAGACCTAGTGTTTGACACACATCAAAGTCTGTTGTTTGAGTATCGCCTTGTAAGGCAAAGATGTTATAGTTCTGCATTAGAGACTCCGCTTAAGTGTTGCTTTAACTTTCCAGTTAAGCTTAGATAGACCAGCAAGGTAGTCACCAATGTAGGTTTCTAATCCACCGGTCGATTGACGACCTGCTTCTTCATAAACCCATTGACCGTTACGTAATAAGGTTTCAAAGTCAGATGTCAAAGCCTCTAGTTGTTTGTTTGGTGCGTCAACAACATTAGTCTCTTCATCAATCTCACTTACAGCAAGAATACTCTTTAAAGTAGTAGGTGCTGGCTTATCTAGCTGTCGAATCTGTTCACCTAATGAATCATGGTTCTCATATAAGTAATCATAGATTTCACCTAACAAGGCGTGGTCTTGAGAGAATGTTTGACCTTGAACGTTGAAGTGAAAGCCATGAGCCTTATAATACACTACAAAATTATCAGCAAACAAACATCGCAATGCTGATACTAAAGCATCTTTATTTTTTGGTGTCATGTTCTTCTTTCTTTTCTTCTGGTTTCTTTTTAAAGATATCGTCCCAGTTGGTTCTTACTTTTTCGGCATCTTCATTTCTACGACCTGAGCCTTTACTCATGATAGTCCTCCTGATTGAATTTAACCCAAGGGATTTCTACTAAGTCATCATAAGGGATATTCAATTCACAATCATCGATCAATTCATCTTCATTCATATGTGTCCTTGGTGAGTCATAGTGGATTCGAACCACTGACCAATACCTTAGAAGGGTATTGCTCTATCCAACTGAGCTAATGACTCGGTTGTTTGGGCAGAAAGACGGGTTACGCTCCCTGTCTACCTGTTTCACAGACAGGTGTGCTACTATTACACTATCTACTGCATTATTCATGGCTCCGGATGTGGGAATCGAACCCACCTAACCATTGATTAACAGTCAAGCCCATGCACCTTGCTCGGGTTTTCCGGAATGTCGTTTCCTATTAGGCTCCAGCTAGATTACCAACCCCAGTCACCTGACATACCATTCACGCTGTACTCTGTAACACGCTTCTCAAAGAAGTTATCATGAGATACACCGTTAAGAATCCAGTCAAGCCACGGTAGTGGGTTTGTTTTAGCATTGAAGATAGTCTTCATACCTAGTTGAAGTAAGCGGCGATCAGTAATAAAACGGATATACTCTTTTACTTCTTCCTTAGTAATACCTTCTACGGTATATTCAGCAAAAGCTAGGTCAATGAATCGGTCTTCGAGTGCAACAGCATCACGAGCCATTTGATAGATCTTAGATTTAAGTTCATCGTTAATGATACGTGGGTGTTCACTGCAGAACTCACGGAATAACCTTGCACCACCTTCTACGTGAACTGTTTCATCACGAATAGACCATTCAACAATGGTACCCATACCCTTCATTTTACCAAAGCGTTGGAAGTTAAGTAGCATAACAAAGGAAGCAAACAAAGCTACACCCTCGTTGACTACACCTTTAGCTAATGCTAAGGCCAATCCTGTTTGAGAGGTGTTGTCATTAGACTGCATGAATTCAATCTTCTCAGACATCTCTTTGTAGTCTAGGAACTTGTGATAGTCTTCATCGGGCAGTCCAAGGGTATCGTTCAACAGTGCATAAGCACGTTGATGGGTACCTTCTCGGTTAGCAAATGAACCTAGCATCACTCGTACTTCGTTGTTCTTAAACTTAGGGATAGTATAGTCGTAGTAATTTTGACCTACTTGTACGTCACCCTGAGTAAACAATCGAAGAATGTTAGTGATAAAGTCTTTCTCACCAGCATTTAGTTTAAGTTTCCAGTCATTGATGTCTTCAGATAAGTCAGCCTCATCTTCAGTCCAATGGATTTCTTCGTGTTTCTTTGTTAATTGAACAGCCCATTCATGGTTAAATGGTCTGTATGTTTGGGAGAAATTTAACAGTGACATATTATCCTTCGCAAGCTTTACATTCGTTATCTTCAATCTCTACTGCAGCAGTTAGCTCTTTATAGAGTTCATTAAATCCACCTACATATTTACCTTCAAGATAAATTTGTGGTAAGCTACGTACATCTGGTCGTCCAGTAATTTCTGCAGCAGTCTTTCCTGTGGTGGTCACATCGATATATTCATAAGCAATAGACTTAGAATCTAATAATGACTTAGCCATAGTACACTGAGGGCAATTAGGTTTACCATATACAATAGTTTGTTTTACTTCTGACAACTTATTCTCTTCAACCTTTTCAGATACATTCTCTGCACGTTGTTTAGCTTCGGTACGTAGGTAGTATAAACCTTTTAATCTCTTTTCCCATGCACTAATATGTACTTTATTTACATAAGCCTTATCAGCACCAGCAGGAAAGAATAGATTAATAGATTGCCCTTGACAGATATAATCTTGGCGGTCAGCAGCGTGGTCAACAATCCAGTTCTGATCTAGTTCAAATGAAGTCTTATAAATTAATTTAACATCATCAGAAATAAAATCTAAATGTTGTACACTACCTTTGTTAACAATAATAGATTGCCACACTTCAGTAGTGTTCTTACCTAAGACATCTAACAACTTCTCAAGGTACTTGTTCTTTACTAAGAAAGAACCAGCACGAGTACGGTGAGTATAAGCATTTGCTTTGTTAGGTTCAACACTAGGAGAGGTACTTAAGATAATACCTGAGGAAGCGTTAGGTGCTACAGCTAGCAAGTGTGCATTACGTACTTTAGTTCGTAGCATATCATCAGGGTACCCACGAGCTGAACCTAATACGCGTGTCTGGTTGACCGCTTGTGACTTGATAGTACTGAATTGAGCTAAGTTAATTGACTTTGCTTTTAAGCTTTCAAAAGGAATACTGTTCTTTTGTAATGACTCATGGAATCCCATAGCACCAAGACCAATAGAACGTTCACGCATAGCTGAGTACACAGCTTTAGACAGGGATTCAGGAGCGTTTTCAATGAAGTACTCTAGTACGTTATCTAGCATAGTAACTAAGTCAGCTACCATGTGAGAGTCTTTCCACTCATAAAAGTATTCTAGGTTAACAGAAGACAAGCAGCATACAGCTGTACGATCTTTATCAGTAGCTAAGTGGATCTCGTTGCAGAGGTTACTACCGTTAATCTTTAAGCCTAAATCCTTTTGTTCTTGAGGTAAAGCTTCATTAGCTGTATCAATAAAGTTTAGATAGGGTTCACCTGTACGGAAACGAGTCTCAAGTAGCTTGGTCCACACGGTACGTGCATCTAAGAACTCATTTGTCTTACCTAGTTTAGGGTCAATCAACTCATACTTCTCACCTGCTTTAACAGCCTCCATGAATGAATCAGGGATATTAACTGCGTTATGTAGGTTAAGAGCCTTACGGTTAGCGTCACCTGTAGGTACTCGCAAGCCCATAAACTCTAGGATATCGGGATGTGTGATATCCATGTAAGCAGCATAGGAACCTTTACGGGTTTTACCTTGACGATACGCTGTCATGTCTGCATCTACAGTATGTAAGAAAGGGATTGGGCCTGGTGCGATCTCTGATACAGAACGTATATCAGACCAATGGCCACCTACACCACCACCCATGACAGATAACCAACGAAGTTCAGATGAATGATCAATCAAACCGGGGATTGTATCAGGTACATACGATAAGAAGCAAGAGATAGGTAGACCCTTAGCTTTAGCACCTTCTGCAGGGGCATTAGATAACACTGGTGAAGAGAACATGAACCACTTTTTGGATACATACTCATATAAGCGTTGTGCTAAGGCTTCATCACGTACACCTTTAAATTCGCTCCATGCCCATGCAGCTCGTGCATAAACATCTTGGGGGGATTTCTCCTCATCAATCGCATAGAAATCCATGATCATATCACGAGCGTAGTCTGTTAGTAGGCTATCACGGGTGTAATCAATTTTAATATTCATCATCGTCCTTGTTTGTTATTGTTGTTCGGTATTAGGTACCGACTAATCAGCAAAAGAAATACTTTGAGTTATAAACGTCTTGCAGATCTAAACTTCCGGTCTCAGGCTGAGGGAAAGTGAATGATTCTTTATTCTCCATAAGGGTATCTTGTAGAGTGTTAAAGAAGTTTTCTGTATCATACTGAGCAATGAAGTTCATCTTAGTTACTTCTTGTAGAAAATCCACCTCATCAGCGTGGGTACTAAACGAATCATGGACAGCACCAAAGCTACCGTTGAACCCAACAATAGTATTAGCCATGTGAGCAGCATCATAAGAATGAACCACGTTAGGGCTAATGCCCGAAGCAAAACTCCTACGGCATGGTACTTTATCGCCAGTTTCTTTATTGAGGACATCCACTTTGATAACGTGCATAACACGACCATCTTTATTTCCCGTAATACCTCGTATCGTACCTCGTTGTTTGCGTTCGTGCTGAAGATAAGCTTTGTAAACCACAGGGAAGCCAGAAGGGGTATGCCAAGTAAGGTTATTTCTATTACAGTTGAGTTCATGTTCTGCGATTTTCTGAAGATATTTAGTTGTCTTTAATGGACCAGCACATACAGAGTTAATTGCTTTGATTAGGTTACCTGCTAAGGTATCACACTGATCTTGATCAATGTTATACTTAACAGTGAAGCCTTCAACGTGGCAATCATCATACATGTTTTTGGCGATACGTTGTTTACCTGCTGAGTAAGCACGAGTCATAGAGCCTCGTTTAGCAATACCTTTACGGATATGCTTCATAGGCATCTGCTTCTCATTGAACCAGTCAGGCATGATAGTGATAAGTTCTTTAGCAACAGCTACATAGAAGTCTTTCTGGATAGGAGTAGGTACTAAGGACACTAATGTACCTGCTTGCTTATCCTTGGACATAGCTGCAAGATGTTGCCAACCGTTATTAGAACCATCAATAGGGATAGGGAAACCAGACATATACTCTTGACGTAGAATTTTTGATTGGCTATAACCTTTAATCTCTAAGCAACAAGCTAAGAAGCTGTAAGGTTTTTCAGCTTCCATAACGATTTTATTGCAATTAGCAACACTATTAATGAAGGCCATATTACTATCGACCCATATAGCTCGATCATCAAGAGTCATTTTATCTAGAGAAATAGTATCAAGACCTTCTTCTAGTAGATAACTTTTATAGTCAGTTGTAAAATAATGAGGTATTTCGTCAATGTTAAACGACATATTGTAGCATGCTGCTGTATGTACTTTCAACCAGAAGAAACCTTTTTCACTTACATGCTTCTTGTTAGCGAATAAAAAGAGACTACGAGCTAAGTCACTACCTTGGAATTCAAGGAATGATTCAGCATAGTAGACTCGTCCACGATAGTCACAAGATACTTCTTGATAGAATGTTTGGTCATTAACTAAGCGTGCTTTCTTTAGTACTTGATTGTATTCGAAGTATTTACTTAGCATACGTTGTAGTTTAGGGTCTTTCTTACCCATGAACTTAGTACCATCTAAATGATTAAGTTTCTTAGGTAAGTTGAGGTTCTCATGGTGAATGTTGTATACAAAGATTTCACCAGCATCATCTACTAAGTCTAATGTTTCAGATGGATATGTTTTCTCCATAGCTTCTAACACAGGTAAGTTAAGCTTCCAAGGCTGTTGGCGTAATGTTTCTAAGCTAGTAATGAAAGGTTTACTTAGGTACTCATGGAACAATCGACTGTTAGACCAGCCTTTAATGAATGGTTCTTTAGTGAGATGACTATACAACCCAGTGATAGGTAGTAATGGTTCGAATGATGTGCCGATTAACGTGGGCTTAACATCATCTGTTTGGTTAACAATACGTACCATGTATGGAGCTTTACGACCATCATACTCACGGAAGATATCAATCAATCCATCTTGGAGGAATGTTTCAAGCAGTAAGTCTCCAAGAGATAGAGTAGATTTGATGTTGTGTTCATCAGTGCCGATAGCTCTTGCAATTCGTTTACCGATAAGGTCTGAAGCGAAAGTGAGTTTAACTGAAGCGGAATGCGTTGCATTCTTGTTGCGAATACAGTATCGTAGTAGGGTATCCCATGATTCATTAATAAACCTTTCTAAGTCATATTCCCATGTGGGGTGGTAAGCAAGGAGACGCGCACCCTCATTGTAGATCTTATCTGAGTTTAATACTACCTTGGCTACACGTTCAGTAAGATATTGAGTTGGATTCATTTTGTTATTCGAAGTCCACAAAAGAAGTTTGTTTGAGACGACCTGTTTTAGTATCATAAGAGGTACTACCACAGTCACCAGTGCGACCAGTAAAGCGGCACTTTAGAACACGAAGTTTGATTGTGTTACGGACTTGTTCCATTTCAGCAACCATGTTACGGCAGAAGGCAATGATATCAAATGAGATTTGTTTGATAGAGCCTGAGCCTTTGATGTCATCGATAGAGGGCATATGACCTTCTTCAAATGGCTTTTCACCTTTACGTAAGTGAGATACAACACCTAACCAGATGTTATGCTTCTTAGTAATCTTAAGCAAGTCAGACATGAAGGAGTCAACTGCTTCGTTACCTGTTTTACCTTTAGTACCTTCAGATACAGCAATAGTAATGTGGTCAAGGATAATGTACTTACAACCCATTAAAGCCAAGTGTTCTAGCTTATCAATGAGTGACTCATCACCTACAGAACCTTGGTGATCTAGTAGTACTAAGCGTTCATCACCGAACACTTGCTCATATGCAGCACGTTGCTCTTTTTCAGGTACATCATTGTTGTTGAGAGTCTTTTGGAGTTGCATACCAATGAACTTCTCAGCGGTATCACCAATAGATTCTTCAAGTGAGACCATACCTACCATGTCTTGAGTCTTGTTTAGAATCTCTAACACGATCTCTTTAATAACAGTAGATTTACCTGAGCCTGTACCTGAAGTAAACAAAACAATCTCACCCAAGCGCATACCGAAGAGCTTGTCATTAAGGGAGTTAAGACATTCAGGATAGGGTAGGGATGTAATAGTCTGTTTGAGCTTGAATTGATCCCATACTGCTTCACCCTTGACTACATCTGAGGGACTATAGGTAGCTGCATTAAATATACAGTTCATTAGAGCAGCAGAACCTTGTTTGATTAGTACATCACAAGGGTCTTTCTCAGGTAACGTAGCAATCTTTACCTTATCATAGCCGATAATCTTAGCAGCAGCTTGAGTAGCTTTCTGACCGGGTTCATCGTTATCAAACATTAATACGACTTCATCAAAGCTACGTAACCATTCACGTTGTTCGAGAATCATTGATGTAGCAGATGCAGAAGGTAGTGCTACCGCTGGATAGAACCTTTGGTACTTATCGTATTGGGCTTGCGCCACAGCGAGCGCATCAAGCTCTCCTTCACATATGACGATTCGTTTACCACCAGTAGCTGTTGCTTGTCCAAAGAGTTGTACCCCTTTAAAGTCACCGTGGATGACAAATGACTTAGGTAGCTTTCGTTCTTTGTAAGCCACGACCATTCCATCTTTAGTGTAAGGATAAAAATGGCTAGCCATAGTACCGTCTTCAGCGTAAGATACCTTAACGCCGTAGTAAGCTGATACCACTTTAGTGATACCTCGTTCTTGAAATCCTCGTGTGTCATAGCTATTAATCTCCGATAGTGTGTGCATGTTGTAGTCTTCAGTGTGATATTCAGTTGGTGTATAGGTTGGGTCGATTGGAGATGACTTTTGGCAGCTAAAGCAGAAGCCATGTGTGTCATCTTCTTTATAGCTAAATGCATCTGATGATGAACATTTAGGACACGGAGCGTGGATCCATCGTGACATGTTAATTCCAGTACTTGTCTTCTTGAAGTTCTCTTAAACGGTTTCTACGTTCATGAGCTTGTTGTTGTGTTTGTTTCTTTTCTTTAAACTTATTTTTGAATTCATCCTTTAATGAGACCTCA